AGATATCCAAAGTAGAATAAATCAAATTTTAGATCAGGCTATTAAAAGATATTCTAATAATCCTGGTGAGCAGGAAGCTAAATTTACTGAGAATTTTTCAACTACAGATTTTACAGGCCTCAAAGAAGTTATTAATAACATTCTTAAAAGAGGCCAAACTACTCAAGATTGGAATATTATAAAATGATTAAATCTCTTTTTCTTACTTTAAATCTCTTCTTATTTTCTCAAAGCATACACGCAGCTCCTTGTCCATGTATGCCTTTTGAGGATTCAGTTGCATATTTAGGAAGTTCTCCATTAGTTGGTGCAACTCCTAATGGGTATTTTGCATCCTATTCCTGTCATTTAAAAGTTGATATAAACGCGCCTATAAAACTTTGTACTATTCTTGTGCGCAAAGATTATGCAAGTCTTACAAGTATCGCAGGAAAAGTTACTACTGCACTTAGTTCTCCAACCTCTTTTGCCAGTAGTTGGAAACGTAATGTTACTCTTCCAATAACAGACCCAAGCTTAGATTTAATTCGTGCAGATTTTAATGCATTTATAAATTCTTTAAATTCCAATCAAACAACTCCATAAAATAATGGCTGCTGCAACTCCACTTATTATATCCACTAAATCTCAAGAAGCTTTAGTAGCATTTCATAAAGAATGTTATGGAGTACTTAATAATCAATGGAATCTTCGTAGTAATATGCGACAAATAGATCTTGCTTATATTAGAGAGCAAGATTATACACTTGAACATCAAAGAGCTAAACTTGCCAATCGTTTAGGAGATTCTTCACGATTTCAAAATATAACAGTTCCAATAGTTAAACCCCAAGTAGAATCTGCGCTTAAATATCAAGCTGCTGTATTTTTAAATAGTGATCCTTTGTTTGGATTTGTAGCGAGTCCTGGAAATGAAGATATTGCTATGCAGTATCAAGCTGTAATTGAAGAAAATGCTCGAAGAGGATCTTGGGTATCAGAGATTATTAAGTTTCTTAGAGATGGGTTTAAATATAATCTTAGTGCTTTAGAAGTTTCTTGGAGTAGAGAAGTTACACATGCTGTAGAAACTGATATAAATTTTTCAGTAGGTAAAGAAGGTAAACCTAAACAGATTATTTGGGAAGGTAATTGTATACATCGTTGGGATATGTACAATACTTTTTTTGACACTCGTTATGCTCCTACGGAAGTTTATAAGAACGGAGAATTTATAGGTAAAACAGAGGTGATGAGTAGAGTACATCTTAAAAAATTCATAAATGAATTACCAGATAAGATGATCTCTAATATAAAAGCCGCTTTTGAAAGTGGATTAGGATCTATAAATACATCCGATGGTGAACAATCTTATTATATTCCTCCATTAAACCCTGATATAAATATAACTAGTACTTTACAAACTACTAATTGGATGGCATGGGCTGGAGCATTGACTCGGCCAGAAGGAGAAATGAATTATAAAAATGTTTATGAAGTAAGTACATTATATGCACGTATAATTCCTCAAGACTTTAGACTTAATGTTCCCTCTGCTAATACTCCCCAAATTTGGAAATTTATAATTATTAATAATCAAGTATTAATTTATGCGGAAAGACAAACTAATGCCCATGGATATCTTCCAGTATTATTAGGTCAACCTAATGATGATGGATTAGGATATCAAACTAAATCATTAGCTACTGACGCTATCCCATTCCAACAAATTTCTTCGGCATTAGTTAATAGCGCAATGGCTGCTAGGCGTCGTGCGCTTTCTGATAGAACAATTTTTGACCCTTCTAGAATTTTATCTGCACACATAAATTCAGATAATCCTAGTGCTAAGATTCCTTTACGTCCTGCAGGATATGGAAAACCTGCCTCTGAATCTGTATATGCATTCCCATTCAGAGATGATCAATCAGCAGTAGCTTTTCAAGAACTTCCTCAAGTTATTTCTATGGCCGATAAATTAAATGGCCAAAATCCTGTACGTCAAGGGCAATTTGTTAAAGGGAATAAGAATAATCCAGAGTTTGAAGCTACTATGGCTGGTGCGAGTGGGCAAGATCAATTACGAGCCTTAATTTTAGAAGACCAAGTATTTACTCCAGCTAGAGAAATCATAAAACTTAATATTCTCCAGTATCAAGCAGGAACATCTATTTTTAGCCCAGCTCAGAAAAGAGCAGTTAAAATTGATCCTATAGCTCTTCGTAAAGCGGCAGCAACATTCACAACTACAGATGGATTATCCACTGCAGAAAAACAAATGCATACGGATGAGTTTACTGTAGCCTTACAAACTATTGGATCAAGTCCTCAAATTTCTGCAGGGTATAATATAGCTCCTATGTTTTCATATATAATGAAACTTAGGAATGTAGATTTAAAACCATTTGAAAAATCTCCACAACAAATGGCCTATGAACAAGCTTTAAGGGTTTGGCAACAACAATCAACATTAGCTTTAGAAAAAGGAACACAATTCACCTCCCCACAACCTTTACCACAACAATTTGGATATGTCCCTGGGCAAACTGCTGAAAATGCTGCAGCAAGCCAATCTACAATATCAGCATCCAATCCTACTTCTTAAACAATGGCTACTTTAAAAGAGTCTAAATTTACTTCTTGGGAACTAACAGATGAAGAAGAAATTCAAGCTTCTGTTTTATCCTCAATGAATATTATACTTATTCAAAATGATTTAAATATGGCAGCAGAACAAGCAGTAAATTTAGAATTTACCCCTGAGGACACTATGAAGTATCTAAAACAGAAATCATATCTAGATGCTCAAATTCAAACTTTTGAGTATTTAATAAGACGTTCGAGAGAAGCTGAACTTTTATTAAAATCCTTAGCAACCAAGCGGAGTTAATATCATGGGAATATTTGATACAATCTTTGGTACAAAAGCTAACACTGAATCTTCTCAACAGACTAAAACACCAGTTGAAAATACACCTGGGGGAGAAAAGAATGAAGTTAAAACTCCTGGGGAAACTCATAGTTCTGCACAAACTGATGCTAATGGATTAATTCCTAAAAAAGAAGAATCCCCTCTAGACAAACATAAAGGTATTTGGGATACTAAAGATGCTGTACCTAATCCATTTGATAAACCAATTTTTGATGGATTAGATCCTGCGAAAATCCATGAAGCAGTTAGTAAAAATGATTTTACTAAAGTATTAACTCCAGAACTTTTAGCAAAAATTAAAGGTGGTGGAGATGAAGCAGCTTCAGCTTTTGCAGAAGGTTTAAATAAAGTAGCTCAATCAGTATTTGCTAATAATACCGTTGCCACTACACAAATTGTGGAACAAGCATTAGCAAAACAACAAGAAAAATTCAATTTAATCCTGCCTACCCTAGTTCGTAAACTTTCTGCAAACGATAGTTTAACGACTGAAAATCCAGCTTTTGCTCATCCAGTAGTTCAACCTGTAGTTGGGGCGTTACAAGAAGCTTTTGTACGTAAAAATCCAAATGCTTCTATGGCTGAAATTAATGCTCAAATTAGAGATGTTATGGAAGCTATGGCTGGAGTATTTATTAAAAAACCTCCTACTCCTACAAACTCTAAACAAAAGTCGAAAGAAATGGATTGGGAAGCGTATCTTACACAGTAACTTTATAGGAACTTAATTATGAGTGCTTTACGTGGATTGGTTCAAGATGGTGGATTAACTCGTGCAGCGCGAGCGGGAGATAATCTTTTAGCCTCTTTATTATTAACAAGTATTGCTACTGATGCAGCGCAAACTCTTACTGCCGAACAAATGGCTGGAGGATTAGTAGCATTTACTGGCTTTACTGCAGGTAGAACTGTAACTACGGATACAGCTGCAAATATTCTTGCTGCTAATCCATCCATGGATATTGGGGATTCATTTCTCTTGGGAGTTAGTATTTCTCCTGCATTTGCGGCAACTTGGGCTGCTGGTGCAAGTGTAACTTTAGCTGGTAAAGCGACTACTCCTGCATCTGGATTTACTTGGATTTTAGTGACTAAAACTAGTTTAACCGCAGTTCGTTGGACTGTGTTATAATTTTTAATTAAAGGGAATTAATATGAGTGCTGGTATCTTTACTTCTGCCAATTTAACTACTGATCTTGCCAAGAAATCATTCCCGGCAATGATTACTCGATTAATGCCAAATGGGAGTGCTGTATTATTTGGTTTAACTGCTTTATTGGCAACGGAAACTGCAGTTCAAATTGAACATGGGTTCTTTACCAAGACAATGATTTTTCCCCAATTAACAATTGGGGCAGGTGGGCAAGCATCTGGAGATACTGTATTTACTGTTACTAGTACTGTTAACGTTATCGCTGGTATGATAATGCGGGTTGATAGTACTGGTGAGAATATTATTGTTAACAGTATTCTCAGTGCTACTAGTGTTTCCGTTACTCGTGCAGTTGGTACAGTAGCCGCCGCAGCTATTTCAGCAGCTGTTAATCTTTACCAAGTCGGCAATGCTTATGAAGAATCAAGTCTTCGTCCGCAATCATTAATCATTAATCCTGTTCGAGTCACTAACTTAACCCAGATTTTCCGTAACACTTGGGCTATTTCTGATTCTGTTCGTGCAACCCAAATGATTGCAGGTGACAGTAATGTTGCTGAAAGTCGTATGGATTGTGGTGCATTCCATGCTGCAGATATTGAAAAAGCAATTTTCTTTGGTCAAAAGTCTCAAGGCATTCGCAATGGTCAACCTTTCCGTACAATGGATGGAATGGTAAATATTGTTGGTAATCTTGCAAATTATCCTCCAGGTACGGTTGCAGCTAACAGTTTTGTTGCAGGTTCTACAACTAATTATACTCAATTAGAAGGTTTCTTAGATCCGACATTTAATCAAACTACTGATCCAAAAGTTGGAAATGAACGAATCTTGTTCTGTGGAAGTGGTGGAAAAAAAGTTATTAATAATATTGGTAGATTGAATGGTCAATATCAATTAGTGGATGGTCAGACTAATTGGGGATTACAATTCTCTACGTTTAAAACTACTCGTGGAACTTTCAGGTTAATTGAACATCCTCTCTTCAATAGTAATCCTTCTTGGGCTAAGATGGCAGTAGCTGTAGATATATCTACTTTCCGTCTTGCATATTTAGGAGATCGTAAAACTCAAAATAAAGATTTTAATGCTCCAGACGATAATGAATCTGTTGATAATGGAATAGACGCTGTGGGTGGAACTCTTACTACTGAATGCACTTGTGTAATCAAGAATCCTCCTGCTAATTCTATTATTTTCAACCTTACTGCGGCTGCTGCGGGGTAATTTATGACTTTAAATGTTAAACTTAGTGTGGATAAAAGCCAAAATTGGGCTGCAGAAGCTACTATTTATTATAATAAAGACAATCTCGTAGCATACCCTAAACGAGTAATTCAACCTGGGGAAGAATTAGTTGTAGGGATCCATAGTGAAACTTATCTTAAAGTTATAGAGGTGAATAAAGATGGCAGTAGTCCAAGTTAATCCTCCCGGTATGCAGTCTACTGATCCAGGGTATGTTTCTAGTATAACAGTTCGAACTGGAGGTTCTGCTACAGTTTTAACTCCTAATGCAACAACTGGTCAAGTTACGGTAGATGCTTCTGCTGCAACTGCTCTTGTTCAAAGTTGGGCAGGATTTAAACTAATTACTGGATAAATAAATCAGTTTGCTAGGATCTGAGGTAAAACCTAGTGTCTTCTATAGGATCAATTAAATGTCTACTGTTTTTAAAAGTAATTTTTCTTCTTGTGTTTTCTTGCTTGGTAATGGTAAACCAATACATTTTATAAATGGTACGTATGTAACAGATAATGAAGGGGATATTGAATTATTAAATGCAGAAATTAAACAAGGTCATCCACATATTAGATTCCCTACTGAAGAAGAAGAACTTCAAGTAAGGGTTCTTGGGGAAGATCCATTATCAGCACTTAGGGCTGCACATTTTAAAGAATTTTTAGAGGCGCAGCGACGAGCAATTGATCCTAATAGTGATAAAGGTAATTATGAAGCAGAGAAAATTAATCCTGCGGGAAGTTCTGATATAGCACAAGCAGCTGCGGGCAGGTAAAATGACACTCTCAGAACTCCAGACAGAAGTTATTAATATAACTAAACGTCCTGACCTCTTGTCTGGTGTTATAACATCGGCTATAAAAAGTGCTACTTTAAAATTACATCAATTAGATTTTTATCCAAAAGATGTATTTGAAACTGTTGTAACATTTCCTACTGCGGATTATTTACAAGTATTAGATTACCTCACAGTTGTACCTCTGTATCGTGCACTTAAATATATACGTAAAATAGATTCTACCTCTAATTTAGTAATTGATCCACCTTTAACTATATTAACTCCTGAAGATTTATTAGATAATTATAGAATTGAGAAAACTAATGTAGCTTATGAAGCTGGGCAAGTTATAAATATAAAGATGAATACTCAAACTAAAAAGATTCAATTAGGTTGTTATATTAATCCAAATATAGTAGATGCTACATATAGTTCCTGGATAGCTAGACTGTATCCTTATGCTATAATTTGGGATGCATCAGCTACAGTATTTAAAGCTACTGGCTTCTTTGAACAAGAAGCATCTATGAGACTTCTAGTCCAAGAACAAAAAGATATTATTATGCGTAATAATGTTCAAAGTGTAGGTTATTAAGGAGAATAATAATGTCATTTTGGGGCCCCAGTACTAATGACAGTAATAGCGATGCAGTCCCTGATGTAGATATTACCAGAAATTTAGGAAGTGCAGTTCTTAGGTGGTTAAAAATATTTGTAAAACAATTTCAATTAGGTACTCCAACTCTTAATTCTGCGGCTACAATTAGAGCTCAGGGTGCGGATGCTATATTAATTAGCTTAGAGGCTAATAATGCAAATGGTTTATATATAACTGCATCCACAGGACCAAGCAATACGGGTACTATTCATCTTGTAAATACATCTCAATTTAGCGGATTAAGTGATACAAATTTAACCCACTTTGCATTAATCTGTAATGATTTCTCTATTGCAGACCTTGGATTAAGTAGATTAGTAAAATTCGATGCAAGTAATAGAACTGTTAGAATTGATGGGCATTTATCTAAAACCGCCCCTCCTATTAAAACAGTAAATTTTACCTGGGCAGCTACTGAAAACAGTGTAATAGTCGCAGGAGCAGCCAGTGTCACAGCTACTTTACCCTCAGCAAGTACATTCCCGGGTAGAGAATTATTATTAAAAACTACAGCTGCATTTACAGTGGTTAGTGCGAGTAGTAATGTTATTCCATTAAATGGTGGTGCCGCTGGGACTGCTATTCTTGCAGCAACTGTAGGTAAATGGGCATTATTAATAAGTGATGGGACCAATTGGAATATAATGGCGGCCAATTAAAATGAGCCAAATTTCTTATCGTGCAAATTTAGCCAGTAAATCATTTCCATTAATTTCTAAATTTCAAGGCCATACTATTATAGTAGATGGTAATGACCAAGTATATACTAGATATGGTAGC